CCTTGAGAACCTTGCCGTCAGACCGGACGTACCAGCCGGCAAACGCATTGCAGCCGCCCCGGATGTCGCCTGCGTTGAACTTGGCGACCATGGGCGACCGGCAGACCGCGGCCGTCCCAGCGTTATAGGAAGCATCCAGTACCGCACTCATGGCCTTTACGGGCACCGGACGCTTGACGCACTTGTCCAGCCGCTCGAGATAGGTCGGCAGGCTCTGCGCCAGTTTCTCGTCGCACTCCTGTTTGGAGAAGCGTGTTCCTGCCTTGACCTTGCCGAACTCGTCAGTTTGCCCAAAGCAGTACGTGATCGGATGGCCGGTCCCGATCATGTCTCGCTTGGCGACCCTATCCATTCCTTCCCATGCCGGAAGAAAGGCAACCGTCGCCGCGATCACGGCAGCACCGCCCGTGCCGGCAGCGACGCTGCCGACTGTCCTTTTCATGGTCATTTCGGTTAATCCTTCGGCGCGCGGTCAGCTTGTTTCACAAGCCTTGCCAGCGGGATCACGGCGATGTTCACAACGACCGCAATGGCAAGCAGTAGCCACGGGTTAAGGATGTCAGTGAACGCGCCGATGACGCAGAGAACGCCGTTCAGCGCCCCATAGGCCACGGAAATGTTGATGGAGAGCAGCCGGTGAACTTCCGTCTTCCAGTCGTCGATCAGGCGCATCAGCCGCCGAGCTCGGCCTTCGACTTAGCCCAGTTCCACGCCGCCACAATCTTGTCGCGACCAAACCAGACCACGGCTCCGCCGACGATTAACCCGAGGTAGAACATGGGGAATCTCCTTATTTGCTCGATTGTCTAAAAACTGCCTCAGCCAACCATTCCGATCAGCGCCCCACCGCCTGTCGGGCCGTTGATCGTCGCGCCGCTGTTGTTGCCGAGATTAAAGCTGTTGGTGATCGACGGAGAGCCCGAGAACGCTACGCCGCGGAACGCGCACCATTGAAAGGTGGACCCTGACGCGAGAGCCAAGTCGGAATTAGAGTTATTAGCGCTAGGCAGAAATCCGATCTGATTGCTTGAGCTTCCTACGATAGAAATCGGATTTGATACCGTCGTCACTGCACCTGTCGTGAGTTCGATGCAACATGGAGCGGTGATGGACAGCGAGCCGAATGTGTTCGTATCCAGAATCGAAAGCAGGCTGTTGCCGCTCTGGGCAGCGACGCTCAATGTCCCATATGTCTTTCCACCACCACGGAACGTTTTGCCGCCCAGATTATTGGTGAACGCAATCGTCGCTGAGTCACCCTGAAATGTAAGGTTCGTCACCGTGCCCATTGCCCAGGAACCGGACGACGATGTCGCCGTATAGGTCGCCGTTCCAAGCTTGATCGTTCGCGTGCCGGAACCGGACAGGTTGAAGGCGTTGGACGACGCAGTCGCCGTGATATTATTGTTGTTTACGCTGTTATCCCAGGTGCCGGTGAAGGCGCCAAGGCCAAGAGACAGAATTGTGAGTGAGCCGCCCAGATTGAGCGTCACCGTGCCGCCGCCGCTGCTTCCGTCGAACGTAACGTTGTCGCTGGAGCCCGGCACTGTTTGCCCGTAGTCCGTGCCGCCGCTCGACGACACCCAGTTATTGGTGTTGCTGCCGTTCCAATAGCCATTGATCGAGCCAGTTCCGGTCGCCACGAAGCTGACGGCCGTGACGTCAAGGTGGGTGCCGTCGATCACCGTGATCGTCTGCTGCCCGTTCAATCCGGTCGTGCCGGTAAAGCTGAAAAACAGGCGCGAGTCGCCGGTCGTCATGCCGGTCGTCGATGCGACCGTGACGCGGCATTTACCAGAGCCATTGTCGGCAATCGCGGACGCGGGCTGCGCCTTCCAGAACCTGCCGGCCATCTATCTTGACCTTTGATTTTCGAGTTCGAACATGGCGAGCCGCGCGCTCAGCTGGGCGACGGCGAATACGCGCTGATGGTGCCGACCGGGGTCAACGGACCTGCGGTGCCCCTGTTGTTGCCCGTGATCCAGTCGTTGCTTGTTTGAAAAAGAATTTCCGGAGCCTTGCTCAGGAGCGATTGCGCGAGCGCCGGTGAAGCTGGCTTTCCGGCGGAGGTGATAAATGCGCGACGGTTTTCTTCGACGGTCAAATCCAGATAAACGCCAGTGAAAAGCTGAAACTCAGCCATCTCCAGCTTGCAGATGCTGCTGACCCAGTCCGCCGATGCCCCGATGCCCATCGGGCAGCCCAACTGCGTGATGCCTCCGGATGCAGAGATGGTGAATGCGGTGGAATCTTCGATCGGGGTTGCGGTGTAGTCACCGGCAACGGGGATATTAAAGAAACCGTTGGGCAGGATGTACTTGTTGTCGAGAGCGGGAATCGGCGCCGTGCCACCAGGTCCCGTATCGTGACTACCGTCGTCGCCGAACGTGTAGATGTTCGCGCACGACGGCGTCATCGACATCCCGACCTTGGCGACGTCGTCGAACGCCCATGAAAACATCGGACCAGGCGACAGACTGTAGATCGGGATGGATGTGTCGAGGGATCTGTCGTAGCCGCTCGCCCAGGTAATGCTGCACCCGGTCGACAGATCGAACGAGATCAAGGCGTGGTGCCAGACATCGGGTGTGACATCGAGCGACTGAAACTCGCTTCCGGTGCCAGGCTCACCGCCCCACCCGCGCATGTAGTAGCATTCCGGCCGATATTCGTTCTCCGGCGCCTGCGGCGACTTGTTGAAGCTGCAGACGCTCGCGGTCTGCAGGTTGACCGCAAGCGTCGGAGACGTCTTGCTGCCTCCGATGCTGGTGCAATCGATGCCGATGAAGCTTGGACTGATGGGTCCTAGCCCTGCGGACTCATCCGCCCCCGGCAAGATGTTCTCGATGGATCCAAAGGTGAATAACGGAATGATCTTGAACAGCCCTGGGTAAAAATAGCCCTGGTCCCATCCATCGCCCAGTGCATCCGGGTCGCTGCTCGTGTCGGACAATGCCACGACCGCGCTCAGCGTTGCGCTCGGAATCCTGAACCAGAACGAGATCACAGCCTTTTCGAAGCCTGCCATCGTCGAGCTGGTGACGTGAAGGTAGCCCATCCGGGTTAAACCTCCACGTAGACCAGCGTGCCGCCGACCGCGACGGCCCCCGACAGGTTGATGTCGAGGGCCTCGCCCGCGACCGTCTCGAACCATCCGACCGGATTGAACGGCAGCACGAGGCCGTTGCCCTGGTTCGTTGCGTAGTGCAGCCCGGTGAGATCGGTTGGCGTTGCGTGCGATTGAAACTTGATGTTCACCGCCGCGTTCGGCGAAAGATACGCAGCCAGCACGCGAATTTTCTTCGCGGAGACGAGTGCGACGACGGTCGTCGCTCCGGACGAGCTCACAGCGATCTTGGTAAACTTCGGCGTCAGCGCCGTGGCTCCGTTGCGGATCGTCCCGGTGTCCAGCGCGACGTCGAGCGTGGAGCCGAGATCGCTATGCAGCGTATCCAGCTTGGTGTTCGTCGACGTGCCGTTGCTGTTGGTGGTCCCGACCAGCGCCTCCAGTCCGTCGACATAGCCCGCCAGCGTCGTCGCCAGATCCGTATGCAGCGTATCCAGCTTGCCCTCGACGCCGTCGAGATACCCACCGAGCGTGGTTGCAAGGTCAGTGTGCAGCGTGTCGAGTTTGCCGAGCAGCGAGACCACCTGCGCCGCAGTCAGAATCTCCGTACCGCCGCTGTCGCAGAACTGGACAGGCAGCGCCTTACCGCTGGCCGCATCGGTGTCGTTGCCGGTTCCGTCAGGACCCCATGTCAGCTTGATCCGCTGGTGCAGCTTGCCGCCAACATCATCCGCAGCGACCGTCGCTCCCGATCCGGGAGTTACGCTGATATCGTCAGCCATGTTCGATTATCCTGGTTTAGGGATTAGTCAGGGCCAGCAGGAGCCCGATCGGAGATCCGCCATCGCCGCCGCCCTCGTCGACATTGGCGACAGTCACCGTGATGACCTGCGTGTCGTTGAGCCCGTTGCCCGTGACCTTGACGATGAGCTGGTACTGGTTGTTGCCGTCGGCATCGAGCGGCGACTCGAAATCCGGCGCCGACAGGAACGCCAGCACGCCGGTATCGGCATCGATGGTGAAGAACTCGGCGTCTGCACCGCCGACGATCGAAAACGCGCCGGTGGCATCCGCGCCGGTCGCCGTGACGGTGGTGACCGCCGTCGTGTTCTCCTCGATCGTGATCGCGGCCGTTGTGCCTCCACCGTTCGAGGTGATGTCCGGCCCGCTCGCGAGCAGCGACAGTTCGACGCGCTCGGCGGTGATATCGGCGGTCCATTTCGCGGCGCCGCGCGCCACGGTCAGGATGCGCGCGGCCGGAAAATCAATTTCGGAATCGACATCAGGTTCAATGATGTCGCCAGACTGTAGCCCGCGCAGCCACGGCATCACCGTGCAGGCGAAGCGGTCGCGCCCGATGTCATCGATCAGCAACGACTTCGACACGGCCGCCTTGGCGTCTGGCGCTTCCATGCCGATCGACAGATCGAAATTCTCTGTGCTCTCCGACGAGGTCAGGGCGATCGGGAAGCGTGCGCGCTGGGCCGAGACCGTGTTATAGTCATTGTCGCGCCCGGTATCGATAAATCCGAGGGAGCGTATCGCGGGCAGCGTCAGCGGATCGATCTCCGAGAACTTGATCGTGTCCTCGACGATGTCATCTCGGGTCAGCCTGATCGGCGTGACGGTCGAAACGCTCTCGAACACGCGCAGCTTGTCGCTCGGAACGATGTTCCAGTTTCGTCCGACGGTCTTTTGCAGATTCTGCAGGTACTGGATGAACGTCGTCTGCTGCGCGACAATCCAGAACGCATCATGGCCGCTGACCGCGAATTCGTACTCGTCCGGGCTGAACCGCGCATATTGCGCGAGCTTGGCGAGGCCATCGTTGCGCGTCAGGTAATCCGACTCATGGATATAGAGCGAGACGAAGGGGATCTCATTTGCGAAGACGTTGAGCGGGATCTTCTTCAGTTCGACGCAAATGTGCGAGCGGTACGGCACGGCATGCGCGCCGTAGCGGGCAATGCTGCTGGCGAACGGCGTCTGCTCCTCGGTGCCGGAGAGAAAATTGATCTCCATGCTAGCGAACGCATCGCCGATAAAGCCATCGGCCAGCGTCCACGACTTGGTGCCATTCAGGCTGAGATAGGGGAACGTGCGCGCAGCCCCCGGCGTTGCCGCAAGCGCTGGCGACACGATCATGTCGCAATAGCCGTTGCCATCGTCCCCGGTATAGAGAAACGGCCCCTCGATATCCCGGCATCCCATCAGCGCCTGGCCGCCGACGAAGATCGGGATTTCCTTGCCGATCAGCTGCGCGGCGAATTGATCGTCGGTCTGTGTTCCCGTCGATGTCGTCTTAGCGGTATCGGACAGCGACGACGCAGGAATGAAGGTGCCCACTTGCGTCGGGATCTGCCCCAGCGCCAGGGATAGCGGCGACTGAATAATATATTCGGACATCAGTCGGAGCCCGCCAAGAATTCGACCGCGGCCGCAACATAACCGCCGCCGCCGCCTGGATCGCCGCCGTCATCACCGCCGCCCGGATCACCGCTTCCGGTATCAACCGTCGTTCCGGGAATGAAGGTCGACGTCGCAACCTTGGAGCCGGTCAGGTGCGGGAATCCGCGATAGTTGTTGGCGTTGTCGTATTTCGCCACCGACATATCGAGCGTCTGGTCGTAGTCCGGAGCAATCTCGCCCCAATCGCCGACCGCGAGCAGATTTCCGAACGGAACCACAATCTCGATCTGGCTGGTGCCGTCCCAGGCATCGATGTCGGATGCCCTGCCCGTGCAGTAGCCCGTGCGCATCACTAATAGGCCCGGCGCGAACCACGTCTCATCGCCAGCCGCACGCGGCTCGGTCACGCTGATGGTGATATGCCGGGAATCGATGATCGAGGCGACCTGGAATGCCCGCGCATAGGCATTGCGCACCGTGAAGGTCACGCCGCCGTCGGTGACGGTACCATCCACTGTATCGCTCGGCGAGGACGGCGCCGATGAGCCAGTCGGACCGGCCGACGCCGTGACTTCCCAATAGACATTGTGGTAATCGCCCGGATTGCCGGAAGACCCATAGCGAAACCGGCGTCGATCGCCGACAGCAAGCGACACGCTCCGCTTGACATCGGACAGATCCTCCGTCGTCACATCGACGGTCGGGAACGTCGCGATCTTCGAGCGACGCGGGTCGCCGAAATCGACATTGTCCTCGACAGTATAGGTGCGCACGAACACGTCGCGCTGCAGCGCGAACTTGTTGAGGATCTCGAACTGGGCGTTGCCGTCGAGATCAAACGGAACGTCGCCCTTCAACAGCCCGGAAAATTCGTAGTCCCTAGTGGTCGGATTCTTGGCATTGGTGACCTCGATCAATGCCTCGGCGCGCTCGAACAGATGGTTTGAAATGTCCCGCTTGTTGAACACGCCGCTCGGACGAGTCGCGACCTTGAAAGAGCCGGTCGGGTAATCGCCGGTGTTCGTTTCGGTATTGTCACCGATCTCGAGCCCCGCGCCCACTTGCCACGTAAAGCCGTCGATCGTCAGCGGACGACTATAATCGGTGAGCCGAATGACCGTCACATCCACCCGCGCAATCGTAAGCAGGTGAGCCGGCCGGCTGCCAGCGAAGCTAAAAGAATAGGTTCGCATCGATCTGTTAGAAGATCTCTTCGATCTGTACAGATCGCACTTCAGTATAATCCGTTTGGATTAAGGTCCGGCCAATACTGCTCGACGTAAACATCACTGGAATCGCGCGCTCATAATCCGCCGTCGGCACCACCCCATTTCCCGGCGCGCTATCGAAAGTTACAATTCCGGATATGAGATCAACTCCTGATAGCGATGCAGCAATACCGTTCTTGTATGCCACAACGGTGCCGTCTATCGGATAATTCACATCAGACAAATCTGTGCTAGCCGACCCAATCCCAATGTCGTAACTCAAAGAAACGGCAAATTGCAGCTGGAACGTCTTTGTCGACCCATCACCAACATTAAGCCCGGTGACGGTATTTCGAAGAAGCTGCCCGGTTGCTATTCTCTCCTCATCCATGGGCGATATGAATAGAAATCCCTTTGAATTTCGGCATATCATAAAAAGCTTTACGA